ATTTTGACTTTAGAACGTTTGGTGGAATACCAGCAAACACAAGTTCTAACACAAATGAAAATGACATTAACTTAGTTATTCCAGGTACAGCAGATGCAGGTAACACATTCAGCATAATAGCAGAGTTCCAAAAAATATATTAGGATGGCTGACAACCAACCAAAGAAAAATAAAAAAAACTTCCGCCCCACTAAATCTGGGGCGGGAATGACTAAATCTGGGGTAAAAAAATATAGAGCAATGAACCCTGGTTCTAAATTAAAAACTGCTGTAACAGGCAAAGTTAAAAAAGGGTCTAAAGACGCAGGAAGAAGAAAATCGTATTGCGCACGCAGTGCTGGACAAATGAAGAAATTTCCTGGGGCAGCAAAAAATCCTAATTCAAGGTTACGCCAAGCTAGGAAAAGATGGAAATGTTAAATGACACCAGAACGATTATCTGCTTGGAGAATTTTTCCTAGACTATTAATTACTCTTTACGGAATTTCATTTTGGCGTACAACCGAATGGTTTATGAGTTTACCAGATCCAACAAATGCACAATCAGCTTTTGTATCCGTGGTCGTAGGTGCGGGAGCCGCATGGTTTGGACTCTATGTGGGAGGAACCAAACACGCAACAGTTAAAGTAGAAAATAAAACATAATGAAATATTTTAAATATCTAGCTTCACTACCAATTTTAATTTCTTTGATAGCTGGGGCATATGGAACTCTTAATTATGTCAATAAGTTGACATCGCAAATTGATGCAAGCACTGACACTATTAATATATTAAAGGTAGAGGTAGAGAACTTAGAACAACGTATATACAGCGATATAGATAACATACATAGAACTTACACAGACAAGACAAGTAGAAACTCTAAGAACTACGCAGACGCACGTGAGGAGCTCGTAAAAGAGATGGCGGAAATGGCAACATGGGTTGGGAGACTCGAGGGCATTGTCGCAGCATTGCGTGATGGTTCATATAAACTAGCATCACAAGCAGAGTACCAGGCGTTAGAAGAACTCGTAAGAGGCAACACAGACTCTCTTAGACAAATAGGATATGATATAAAAGAAATTGAAAGAGTAGCATCGGGTGGTTATTAATGAAATACGAACGTGGTTTACTTGTTTTTTTAATGGTGTTGTTAATTATCTGTTGTTTGTTAAGCACTAAAACACAAGCAAGAAATGATTATCTAGGTTCTAGTAATAGTAGTTGTGAGCGTGGAAGAGTAGAATTTTACACAGAACTAAGAGGACTAGATGGTAAAAGTACATATTTAGATGGTGATGGTAATATTGATAACAATTATAATAGTTACAGTGATGATGTTAATGGCACCGTTGGAATACGTTTTAGTTGGCCTTTACAATCGACGTGCAATGATGGCACCATACAATTACTTAGAGAAAATGACAGATTACGGCAGGAATTAGAACTTTTAGCTAATTGTGCTAAATATAAAGATTTAGAACTAGGATCTGAATTTGCTACTGTACGAGAGAAGTGTAAAGGTGTAAATAAGAAAATAGAAAATGAAAGTCAGTGATAAAACAAATGTACAGATGCCACTTAAAACAGTTGCCAGCCTTATCACGTTGGTTGCTGTAGGAACGTGGGCATACTTTGGTGTTATAGCTAGACTAACGCAAGTAGAAACTTCATTAGTTTTAACAGAAAAAGATTTAACAGCAGCTAATGAATTTATTATTGGTGTTCCTAAAGGTGATATGGTTTCACCTCAAATAAATGAATTATTTATGTTAGTAGAATTTATTTCTTCTACTCAAGAAAAGTTACAATCTGAAATGGAATCAATGATGTCCAATACTGTAAATATAAATTTTTTAAAAGACCAAGTATTAAAACTACAAACAGATGTAGAAAAATTAAAAGACAAAGTAAGGGAGAATAAAAATGGAACCAGTCACTAGCACAATTGCTCTGGTGTTTTCATTGTGCATGTTTGTCAATGGATCGTTAGATGGTCACATGATGACAGATGGCTTATCAAAATGCTTGAAAGCAAAACGTGAGGCCGAGCGTAACCTTTCAGATAATAGAGTAAATACTATTCGGTATGAATGCGGTCAAGTCAAAGCAGAACTTAGACCAGATGCCGAAGGCAATTTAAAAATATATAAAATAATAGAAGATAAATACGGTAATTAATGGAACCTGCAACTTTCTTTTTAACTTGTTATGCTGTTTTATGGATAGTAGGAACTCTATCCTAAGAACAGAAATAATAGATGATGTTAGGCTGTGGTCTAAACATTATCTTGAAGTCCCTAATCTTCATTTAGGAGGTGTTCCAGCTTGTCCTTTTGCTAAAAAAGCATGGCATGATAAAAAGGTTTGGGTATCTGTTAAAAGCAAAGGATCTCAATACAAAAAAGAATTAAACAATCATATTAAAAATTTAGATTTTAATGTTTCAGAAATATTAGTATTTTGTGATCCTTATTACAGTTATTCGCCTGATGATTTACATGAAGCTACAGAAGACTACAATTATTGGTATAATAAAAAAGATATATATTTTATGAGTTTTCACCCTAATAATCCAGCAACTATAGATGAACAAGAATTTCTTGTAGCTCCAGAAGGTGAGATTCCACAGGTAGATAGTGATTTAAAATATTCTATGATGCTAGTACAAAAGTTCTCGCAATTACACCAAGCTTCTGATAAATTAAAAAAACAAGGCTATTATAGTAAATGGCCTAAAGGATACTATCGAGACGTCGTTGTATCTAGAGAAGAAAAATACAAAAAGATCAATGGAGGTCTATCATGATGGGTAAAAAGAAAACGGCAAGACTAAGAGGTGGCGGAATGTCTCCTAAGAAAAAAATAGCTAAAAAAAATATGGGCGGAATGATGAGCCCTAAAAAGAAAATGGCTAAAGGTGGAAGCGCTGAAAAAAAAATAGCAGAAACTAAAATAGGTTTACATAAACTAGATGCTATGGGCATGTTAGGTAAATCAAAAGCAACTTTTAATAAAGCTAGAGCAAGAAAACCAAGTGGCAGACTTAATGTTGATGATATAAAAAGAGCTACAAAAACTAAAAAACAAGGATATAAAGATCGTAAAGACGAATCTATTGCAGAAAGAAGTCCTAAAAAAAGAACTAAAAAACAATTACGTGATAGTGCAAATGAATCTTATGGTAAATTTGGTAAGGGCACTGGCAAAGGCGTTATTAACAAACGTGGTGGCGGAGTTGCTAGACGTGGTATGGGTAAAGCTAAATAATTAAATGCCAACTTATGCAAGCACGGCTAATTTTGATTTTTCTATTGATGAAATAGTTGAAGAAGCTTTTGAACGATGCGGTTTACAAGATCGTACTGGGTACCAACTTAAAACCGCTCGTCGTTCATTAAATCTTCTGTTAGCTGAATGGTCTAATAGAGGACTTAATCTTTGGACAATACAAAAACAAACAGCAGCTCTTGCTGCTAATACTATTGAATTAAGTGGAACTGCTTTATATGGAGCAGCAGCTTCTGATGCTTCTCAAATTGTTGAAATAACAGATTTAGTAATTCGTGATGCAAGTAATAACGAATATTCTTGTTCTCCTATTGGTAGATCTACGTATTTAAATTACACAGTTAAAACTTCTGGTGGTAGACCAACTCAATATTATTTTGAAAAAACAATTAATCCTAAATTATATTTATATCCTGCAGCAGATGCGGCATATACAGTAGTATATTATGCAATGTTGAGAATGAAAGACTCTGGTGATTATACCAATAATAGTGAAATACCTTTTTCTTTTTTACCCTGTTTAACAGCAGGATTAGCTTATTATATAGCTATGAAATATGCACCTGATAGAATTGCAATTTTAAAACAAGTATATGAAGAAGAATTTCAAAGGGCTGCTGATACAAATAGAGAAAATGTAAGCTCTCATTTTGTTCCTAAAGTAGGTTTAATAGGAGGATCATATTAATGGGTAGATATGCTTCAGGAAGATTTGCTTTAAGAATATCTGACAGAGACGGGCAAGCTTATCCGTACAATGAAATGGTACAAGAATGGACTGGCGCTTGGGTACATACTTCAGAGTATGAACCTAAATCTCCTTTATTAAATCCAACTAATCATCCAACCGATGCACAATCTTTATCACATGCTAAGCCACAAGTAGTTAGTGTTACTGTACCTTTAAGTGGTATTAGTGATGTTAATCCTGTAACAGGAATTAATGGTAATACTACAGGTATATCTTTAGGTATATCGCAAAATAGTTTTGACACTGAAATGCAAACTATACAACAATTTAATCCTATTCCAGCGCCAGGGGCTATGGAAACAATTCAAGTTAGAACAATGAGGCCTTTATCTAATACGAGTCAAGCTAACCAAGATACAAGAGTTATTAGTAGACTAGGCACCGTAACAGTGAGTATATCATGACAACGTATTCTGAATTAGTAGATCAAATAAGAAGTTATACAGAAACATCTAGTGATGTTTTAACAACGACAGTAATAAATGATTTTATTAATCAAGCAGAGCTTCGTATATTTAGAGAAGTTGATTTAGATATATTTAGAGCTTATGAGTTTGCTACTTTAACAGCATCAAATCCTTTTGTTGCTCTTCCTGGAGCTACGCCAACAACTATGGCTTTTGTCAGGTATGCTTCTATTTATCAAACTACAGGAGCTAGTGCTAATGAAAGAATAAGACTACTTCAAAAAGATGTGTCTTATATGAATGAATATTGGCCTAATAGAACATCTACAAGTCAACCTAGATATTATGCAATGTGGGATCAAAACACAATTTACCTTGCGCCAACTCCTAATCTTGCTTATAATATAGAATTAGCTTTGAATCGTAATGAAACAGGGCTTTCCGCAACTAACACGACAAGTTGGGTTAGTACAAATGCGCCACAAGTATTATTATATGCTTGTCTTATTGAGGCTTTTAAATTTCTCAAAGGACCATATGACTTACTTGCACAGTACGAGAAAAGCTATCAAGAAGCCGTACAAAGACTTGCAATCGAACAACAAGGAAGACGAAGAAGAGATGAATATCAAGATGGTGTTATTCGTTTACCTTTGCCTTCACAAAACCCATAGGAGATAAAAATGGCAATATCACAGGCAGTTTGTAATTCCTTTAAAAAAGAATTATTGGAAAGCAAACATGATTTCGCAAACGGTGGTGATACTTTTAAAATTGCTTTGTTCACATCAAGTGCAAGTTTAGGAGCAACTACTACAGCGTATTCAACTTCAAACGAAATTACAAATACATCTGGCTCTGCGTACACAGCAGGAGGAGAAGCTTTAACTGGTCAATCCGTTACAGGTGGTTCAAGTGCTACTACAGCATTTGTTGATTTTAGTAACAATCCACAATGGACATCCGCTAGCTTTACAGCAAATGGCGCTATGATCTATAACACTACAACTGATGGTGGAAGTGGAACAACTAATGCAGTTTGTATTTTAGCTTTTGGAGCTGACTTTACAGCATCTAACGGAACGTTTACAATTACATTTCCCGCTGCAGATACAACAAACGCTATATTAAGATTATCATAGGAGATCTAAATGGCATTTGTCCTAAATGATCGGGTAAAAGAAACCTCGACTACCACAGGCACAGGAGCAATAACATTTGCAGGTGCAGTAAGTGGTTTTGAAACTTTTGCTGCAGGTATTGGTAATTCTAATACAACGTATTATGCAATAGCTCATCAAACAGCTAATGAATTTGAAATAGGATTTGGTACCTTAGATGGATCAAGTGCTACTATTACTAGAACTTCTATTATCTCCAGTTCTAATAGTGATGCAGCGGTTAATTTTTCTGCAGGCACGAAAGATGTTTTTTGTACACTACCATCTGCTAAAATAAGTTTACCATCACCAAAAGAATATGGATCATCTTCTAATCCTATTATTATTACAACAAAGGTTGGAACGAAAACAGCAGCTCATCCTTACTCAGGTCAAGGATCATCTAGTGCTTATTTCTTAAATGGATTAGAGTCACCTGCTATACAGTTTGCAGGGAACGATTCTTCCTATAAATATTATTACAGATTTGATCAGTCGAACTCTAGTAACTCTGGTCATCCTTTATTATTTTATTTAGAAGCGGCTAAAACAACAGCGTACACTACAGGAGTAACAACAAATGGTTCACCTGGTAGTTCAGGAGCTTACACTCAAATAGCTGTAGACTCAGAAACACCTAACACATTGTATTATCAATGTTCATCTCATGGTTACATGGGTAATTATGCTAACGCTATATCAAATAAAATTAATTCTAATTTAAGTACTATGGGTGAGTTATCCGTAGGTACTTTATTTAAAATGCCAACTAATACTGCTAACAAAATGTTAATAGCAGACGGCACAAGTTTTCAAGAAGTAGATATGTCAGGTGATGCTACTCTTGCTTCAGGAGGAGCAATAACTTTAGCTAATACAGCTGTAAGTGCAGCTTCTTATACAAATACAAGTTTAACAGTCGACTCGAAAGGAAGACTAACATCAGCGTCATCAGGAACTGCTGGTGCAACAGCAGGCTTCGCAATTGCAATGGCCGTGGCCCTCTGATATAAGGATAATATATGGCACAAAATTTTAGACGGTATACATCAAACGCAGTAGGCACAAGTCCAGCATCACTACATACAGCGAATTCTTATGACACCATTATAGGTATTTCGGTGTCAAATATTTTAGGATCTACAATTCTCGTAGATGTTTATATTAATGATGGAAGTAATGACATTTATCTCGTAAAAACAACGCCCATCCCTAGCGGTGGAGCGTTACAGGTTTTGGCAGGAGGCGCTAAATTTGTAATGGAAAGTGGAGATATTATTAAAGTTGTATCAAATACGGCGAGTTCTGCGGATGTGTGGGTTTCAGCGGTAGATGCAATAAGCACATAAGGAGTTTGAATGCCCTACGTCGGTAACATACCAGCAGAACAATACGCATCTTTCGAAGTCCAACATTTCACAACAAGTGCGGCAACTTCTTATACATTAACGCATGCAGTAGCTAATGAACTAGACATCCGTCTCGTTATTAATAACGTTATTCAACAACCTGGCGGTTCGTATGCTTATACAGCGGCAGGGACAACACTTACACTTTCAGCAGCAACAGCAGGCACGGATACGATGTACTGTGTGTATATTGGAAAAGCAGTTCAAACAGTAACGCCAGGCGCAGGATCAGTTGGAACAACAGCTCTTACAGATAACGCCGTAACTAACGCAAAGCTGGCTGACGCAACACAAGGTGATATACTTTATTATGGAGCTTCAGGTGCACCAGCACAACTATCCGCAGGGACCTCTGGTTATGTTTTACAAACAAGAGGAGCAGGTGCTAATCCTGTATGGGCAGTAGATGCAGGAGGAGCAGCTTTAACTGGCTCAACTAATAACACAGTGACAACTGTTACGGGGGCAAACGCTATTCAAGGTGAAGCTAACTTATTATTTGATGGCAACGAAATGACTGTACAAGGTACACCAGTTGTAGTTGGAACAAACTCAAGTTCAGTTTTAGATTTAAAAAATACTAACTCATCTGCTGATGGTAGAGCAGTTGGTATAGCTTTTAGTACAAATACTGGTGGCTCTGCTAATGCACACATAACAGCAGTTCAAGATGCTAATGCAAAAGGTACATTAAATTTTGGTGGTTATGATGGAACATCAACTAGAAATATTGTTATGTCTGTTGATGCAGGAAATAGTATTGTTAAAGTTACAGGAAGTGATGGTACAACTAGCCAATCTGCTAATACAACTTATGATGATATAGTAATTGATAATAATGGCTCATCTGGTATTTCATTTTTAGGTAGCAGTTCTGCAAATCAACAAATTAGATTTGACCATAGTGGAAGTAATAAAGGAGTAATATCTTATAATCAATCTGCTGATACAATGACATTTGGTACTGATGGTTCTGATAGATTTCGTATTAATCACGAAGGTAATATTTTTATTCAATCAACTTTTGGTACTCCAAGTTCAAGTGTAGCTGGGTGGAGATTTAGCCCAAATGGCTCTTCATTACAAGGAGCAAGTGGCACAGGTGGTCATGGTGTGTTTACTTTTTATAATGGTAATGGAGAAGTTGGTAGCATTTCAACAAGTGGCTCGGCAACTTCATTTCAAACTTCAAGTGATTACAGATTAAAAGAAAATGTAAATTATGATTTTGATGCTACAACAAGACTTAAACAATTAAAACCTGCTAGATTTAATTTTATAGCAGACTCAACTGAAACAGTTGATGGCTTTATTGCACATGAAGTAGAAACAATAATACCAGAAGCTATAAGTGGAGTTAAAGATGCAACTGAAACTTATAAAGATGAAGATGGAAATGACCAAACAAAAATTAAACCTCAAGGTATAGACCAAAGTAAATTAGTTCCACTTCTTACAAAAGCATTACAAGAAGCAATAACAAAAATAGAAACTTTAGAAACTAAAGTAACAGCATTGGAGAACGCATAATGGCACTAAGTAAAATAGATGTGAGCAAAATGATTACAGGTGTTACACCATTAACAAATGGTGGAACTGGTGGCACGTCAATACCAGCTACTAACCTAGCTTCAGGTGTAACGGGAACGTTGCCTGTTGGTAGTGGAGGTACAGGATTAACGTCTGGGACTACAGATCAA